AGATCATCAACTAAAGACCGAACACCTTCTTCTTTCTTCTGATGATTCCAATCAGCAGGATTCTTTCGAAGTTGTTCGGTTACTTTACTTACATCAATTCCAGTTTTAATTACCTTTATAAACTTACCCATAACTATACTCTTTCTGTGCAATCTCGTCAAGGGCTTGCATCACTTCTGGAGTAAAGTATTCTTCTGGATTTTTATATACTGCTTTTGCATATACTTTCTTACCATTGATCTCATAACGTCCAGCAACATTCTTCCACAGTCCTCCTATCTCTCCTAATTCTAGAAGACCATAGTACTTATCAAGACCACGTTCATCATAATACAAACGTATCTCTACTTGCTTATTCTCTTTACTTAAACGTGATTTATGCGTCTTAGCTTTGACAATGTTTCCGATGACTTCTTTTCCATCTTTTTCCTTTTTCTTTCCGAGATATATGATTGTACTCGCTGCGTACTTGAGTCCCGAACCTCCTCCCATTTCTTTAGTTGGAACATAAGCTCCGATGACATCATACGTGTGATTCGTGACAATGAGTGGAACATTCGCTTGGCCAAGTTTGAGAGTTAACATTCTAAATGCACCCTTCACCAATTGGGATTTGGTCATGTCACGCACCTGTTTATCATCCAGTGCGTCTCTGATTTCCTTTTCTGTGGAGAGCATTCCAAGAGAGTCTAACACAAACATACATGGTTTGCGATCCTCTATTGGCATTTGAAGATATTTATCAATTGCCTTCAATGCCTTGGTACGGAATTCCTCAATCGTTACTACATTAATAACAACTGTACGATTTAAATCTACACCACGGGATTCTAATAAAGACTTATTAACAGCAGCTTCAGTATCGAAATAGAGACAGTAACCGTCAGGATTATTGTCCAAAAAGTTCTTGACAACTGCGAGGGAGAAGAAAGTTTTGCCAGTACTAGACTCACCAGCGATGGCAGTAATCTTATTGCTAGATACGCCACCAAAAATGGAACCGCTAACCAGTCCGTTAAAGATGTACGAACCTGTGTCGATGTACTGTTCTTCTTCGTCGATGTCTGCTGCGAGTTGGGTGAAGTCATCCCCTATTTCCTTTACAATGTCTTTTAAAAAATCCATAATTAAATACCTAATAATGTACGTTGACGATCAAAATAACTATTGAGGATCCAAGAACTACTATTCATTTTATCCTCACCACCAGTACCATAAACAAACTCTACTCTAGGATCATCATCATATCCTTTTTGTTCTGGTATGTTAGTTTTTGTCCTATCACCACCATTACAGAAGACAACCTTTTCAGAAATCTCCAAGCATTTAGCAATAGCACCAAGTGCTGAATCATCACTATCATCCCAAGAAATAACAGCATCTACCATATCAAGGTGACGGATAATCTCCGCACGTTCTATCCAAGGTAAAAAATATTGTCCCTTCTTTCTAGTCAACCACTCGTTAGTATTAATTCCTACTACAAGATAGTTAGAGAGATCCTTTGCTCTCTCGAAGTATGATATATGACCACTGTGGATTGGATCAAATCCACCAGTAACTAAACTCACCTTTTTAAAAAACATAATTAATCGTGATTGTGTTCAAGTTTACCAGACATTTCATATGCACCTCTGTTTCCACCGTGTCCATGTGCTATTCCTAGTTCATGCATTTTAGCATGTTCGTCAATAGGATCTGATAAATCATTCTTTCCTGGCCCAACTGTTAACCACAGTCCATAACCCATAATAAAAAATAACAATCCAACTATAATGAATACTAAAATCATATTACCATCCCCTTTTCTTCACGTAAAATTTTCTTATAAGGTCCATCAGGATTTAGTTCCCTGACCTCTTTAACTTCCTTTAATAAATGATATAGTCTAGCATCCCCTCCTAAAGAGAGAGCATTGACTATTGTTGCTAAATCTTTATCGTTGATAGGTAAGTCCATTTAGATAAAAAATGCCTCTAATGTTACAGTTTTCTCAACACCCCAACCAATCGCATTAAGGATTGCTTTGAGTGGTTCCAGAAATGCTTTCTCAAATTGTAAGTCATAATCAATGTATTTGGCAAGATTTGTTTCATGAGGAAAATCCTGAATAAACGAAATAATATTCTCGTGAATAATATTGGGTTTTTTCAGGTAACAGAATTTAATCTTTTCGCCGTTCTGGATGAGAGAGTACTTATTATCCAACTTATGTTGTTTGACATAATGGTTGTATAATAATGCACCCCGTATATGTATAGGAGTTCCTTTTGCATATATTGTAGCATGTGCCTTATACTTCTCTACATTAGATGCAGAGCGTGGGAATGATATTTCCTCTGGTGGTAAAGTCTTGAATTCCTTACGACACTTCTGAATAAAAGTTTGAACCTCATCCTCTGTTCCATTCATCATTATCTTCAATGCATCCTTAATCATTTGACGACAAGGTGCTGGTGTAGAAGATTTAACTGCCTCAATACCCATCATCTTTAATTTGGGTTCTTCATATCGAACACCCTCACTATCCCATACATTTAAGATGTATCTTTTCTTGGCAGTCCATATTCCACGATCAGCAATGTTCTCACGTTTCATAAACATCTTCTGATCATAAGCATTTACGTAGTCGGCCAGTTCTTGGTAAGAACTTTCAATAAAAGGCTCAAATTCCATTTCACAGACCTTATTAAGGAACGACACAACGCCCTCATTAGTTTTCTCTCTCCCCTTGTATACAGTCTCAACCAAAGGGCCCACATGCAAGTAAATACTATCAGTATCTGAAGCAATAACATAATCAACATCCTCCGTTTTTAAAATCTTGTTCATCTTCTGGTTCATTTTATTTTCTATCCAACGGATAGAAACTTGACCACTTAAGGTAATGGCTTCAGCGTTAGCCAATTTGTAATATCGAAAATACTGATTGCCAATAGCACCATAAGCACTGTTAAGCGATATCTTCTTTGCCATCTGGATATTATTGCATCTTGCGATTTCTTTTTCAAGTGCCTTTGATGGTTTCTTTTCATAATCTTTTTTTGCTTGTATCATCTTCTTCTTGAAGACCACACGATCCCCATACATCTTATCCATCAACTCTGGTAGAAATCCACGCACATCTTTTCTATATTGTGCTCCATTTGCACATGTAGCATATTCAGAATTAAAGTCTGTTACCTCTTCATTTAGAATCCGTTCAACGCTCGAGCTGGGATGTCGAGTCTCCCAGAGGGTCTCTGGGGAGATGTTGTACTGCATAATAAGATGAGGATACAGGCTATTGAGGTCAAAATTGACAACCCAATCATAGCGTCCTGGTTTCGGTTCCTTGACATAAGCACCTGCGTATTTTTCGTTTTTAGATGAACGATTTTTAGGAGGAATAACTATATTCCTTTTCTTTAAGTAGTTATAAATTATAGTATCCCACATCCGTACCTGATAGAATACATCATTGTAATTAACTTTAGCATCATATGCCATAGTCAATGCCAACTCAATCAGTTTCATCTTGTCTTCCAAACGGTCAACAAGTTCAACGTCAATTATATTATACTCAATAAACTTCTGCCAACCCTTTGTGTAGAAGTCCTTAAATGTATCATACTCACTGTGGTCTAACTTCTTCTGACCAAGTTCTACACTTGCAATATAATCTAATCGATATGACTCTTGTGCTTTATAGGTAAACTTCTTATAAAGATCAATATAATCTAATTGAGTTACACCACCCACATCAAATGTAGTATGAGTTCTACCCATAATATGAACTTCACCTTCACTCACAAGACCCCAAGGTGAGAACCTCTTCATCAACTTCTCACCAAGAACTCTACGAAGACGTTTGCAAATATAAGGAATATCATACAGTTGAATATTCCATCCAGTAATAACATCTGGAACATCCTTCATCCAATAATTAATAAAATGATTTAATAAATCATACTCTGAAGGACAATGAAAATAAGTTACATCTTTCCTATTATTCTTAAAGGGTTTGCTACCCCAAGTAACGATCTGCTTAGTTGTGTAATCTTGTATTGTGATTGCCAAGATCTCTTCCACACATGATTCAACATCAGGGAAACCTTGTTCAGACGCAACTTCAATATCCAGAGTAACAAGCTTAATTTTAGATATGTCAAACTTGATTTCATCCTCTGGGTATTTCTCTGAAATATATTGGTAAATATACCTGTCATTCCCATATATCTCAAATCCCTCAACATCTTCATACCTCTTATAGAAGTCACGACAATCTCGTACCGATCCTGGATTAATTGCTTCAACTGCTTCTCCATTCAACGTTTTATATTTAGTCTTCTTTTTAGATTTAACAAACAAGGTAGGGAAAAATTCATCCCTATGTTCATACCTTCTTCCATTCTCAACTCCACGAACCAGAAACTGATTCCCGATCAATTGAACATTAGTGTAGAACTTCATTTAAGGAGGTTTTGATATTTCTCAAGTAGTGTGGGTTTAGGATCGACAAGAGTTAAGATCTTATCAGATGATAACATAAATTCATTTTGAGTGGTAGCTTCAACCAACCAAGGGGTCAAAGTGTCACTATCTGTAACAACCATTGGTTCAGTTAATTTGCAGTCAGGTTCACCTGGAACTGCTGCTGGCATTTCCTCAATCTGTGAGACCAACTTTAGATTGTTGGTCAGAACTATCAGTTGTATCTGTTTTTCCATTTTGTTTTAATACCTGTGTTTTGTACATGTCAAGAACTTTATCTATTGGAGTTACCATTGTAACCACCCACTCTGAAGTCAATGGGACTTGTTCTTCCTTTGCTAAAGGAGCCCACGGATGCATCCTAATTCTTACTTCCGATGAATGTTCAGTATTTGAATCATCCTCTTCTGCATTTAAAGGAGCATTGCTCATTAATTTAACAACACATGGTTTAGTAAGTAAGTAACCCATAACTTTATTGTCAGGGGTCATCATCTCCTTTATATCAGCAATTACATCTTCTCCAGATTTTAAAACCAAAATTTTAATGGTCATAGTTAAATCATACCTCCTTGTATTATATCACCAATGACCCAAGACTGCAACCCGATCATTGATTGAACATCTTTTACTACTTCTTCAGGAACAACCAAACAATATCCAATACCAAGATTGAATACCTTCTTCATCTCTTCTTCTGGTATCTCACCAGAAAGCATAATCTTACTAAAGATTTCTGGCATTCTCCAAGAGTTGTAATTAATATTTACAGTTAATCCATCTGGAATACAACGTGGTAAATTCTCTGGAATACCACCACCTGTAATATGTGCCATACCAAGAATAGGAAAATCTTTCAATAACCTATTTACTATTGGTGCATAGATTGTTGTGGGAGTAAGTAACTCTGGAGTATCTGCCCATGCTATCTTATGTCTCCATAACATTTCATTGATCAAACTATAACCATTACTATGTACTCCACTACTTTCTATACCAATAATCTTATCTCCTGCTTTAATAAGACTTCCATCTAAAATTTCAGTCTTCTCAACTATACCAGTACAAAATCCAGCAAGGTCAATATCATCATCATGTCCAAATGGAGGAGCACATTTAGGATGTTCAGCAGTCTCACCACCTATAAGTTCTATACCTGCTATCTCACATCCCTTAACAACACCTTCCATTATATCATCCACAATAGGAGATAACTTACCAGTAGAAATATAATCTAAAAAGTATAATGGTTTAGCACCACAAGTAATTACATCATTGACACACATTGCAACAAGGTCAATACCTATAGTTTTCCACTCCCTTGATATCTTACAAATATTAATTTTAGTCCCAACACCATCAGCACCAGAAACTAAAATAGGTTCCTCGTAACCACGAGGAACCTTAAACATACCGCCAAAACCACCAATGGTTGGTGCTTTCTTTTTTAGTCTTTCTACAAAAGCATTACCTGCTTCAATGTCAACACCTGCAGTTTTATAATCCATAACAAAAAATAGTTTTAACTATTTATAGCCAATCTTTACGAGCATAATGTTCTGGAACAATCTTACTAACTGTTACTGTTAGTAATCCATCTTCAAATTCAACTGACTTAACTTCTGTATCATCAGTTATAGTCCATGCTCTACTAAAGGATCTTTGTGCTAATCCTTGATGCGTATAGTTAGACTTTTCAGTGCTCTCTTCTTTACCACCTTCAATATTAAGTTTACCATGTTCAGTATAAACTTTAATATCTTTCTTTTTGAAACCAGCAAGAGCAACCTCAAGCTTTGTTTCTACATTGTTTACCTGAATAATATTGTAAGGGGGATAATTCTGTTGTGTTGGAGTATGAAAAAAACGATCAAGATAATCGTCC